CACCACCAGCTTGAGGAAGGGTAATCGTGTTGCCAAACATGGAACTTCTCCTAGCATTCTAACTACTTAGCGGCTTATAGCCGCTGAGCGGCTAGAGCTGCTAGTATCGACCACTGCCCATTCGTTAAAATAGGCAGTTTAGGAAAGGGAAAAGGTACGGCAGGAAAGCAAACATATCTTTCCTTCCGAATCCATCGAACGATGTAGGTTTGGTCTCCAAGACCAGCCAACATCCAAGGATCTCCGGTCCAGTCGTACACCTTGACGTCAGTCAAGACTGTACGCATGTAACAGATATCCTTCCAGGTACAGCCAACTGCGTTGTTCGTAGCGGCGATTATATCGCCGGTATTCGCAAACCAGTCAGCCAGCCACGACCAGGGAGTTAATTCCCAGGTCGTAGCGAGGTACTCATACGAAGTAAGACCGAATGTTAGATCTTTGGCCAGCTCTTCGAGCGGGCCGTAGCCTAACGTAGGTAATACTGAATCGGGCAGGAGTTTCCAACTGCACGATCCCCAAGCCTTCACAGACTTGGTCGTATAAGCTTTTGCTTCGAGCCCGCCGCCGAAACGAGATTCCATAATATAGACTCTCGGATCATCGACGCGCCCGTCCTCGTTACCTAGCGAGCACCTTTTCTTCAAAGTAGCACCATCGCGCAAGCGCATCAACATCTTGGTGCGGTCATCGACCGCCTTAACGAAGTTGACTAACTTACGCAAGTCGTTTAGCATTGGACGGATGGCCCACCTCCAACTGAGGTAGCCATTAGCGACGCGCTTCAGCAGCTTGTCGCCCATGCCCTTTACTAAACCAGGAAGATCCCTTAACTCACCGACAAACGTCGGCACGCTTACATGCGGTGCCGATGGGTTTGTCGATGCGAGAATCTTCCACGCCCAATTGGATCTATCGATGCCCGTGAGGACATCGTATCCAACCCAGCGTGGGTCCCAACCATTGAACTTCGTCTGTATAGGGATTTGATCCCAAATACAGTCGTTCGGACTTTGGCAGGACAAGATGGGATAGTGTGAATAAACCTCGAGTAAACTGAAATCGTTCGCTGAAGAACGATTTCCCTCGAAGTCGTCGCACACCCTCCTAAACCCATCAGTCTTTGACTCCGTGAAGGTCGTAGGGCCAATGGAACTGGTATAAGTACCAAACCACTGTGTCCTAAGATCCTGTTCACGATGTCGCAGACCCATAGATTTAGACCTTCCGCGCTACTTTTCCTAAGGGAAGACGAATTGTCTTTAGAGAGTTTTAAGGTCTCAGTGAGGGCTCCACCAGGAGCCC